TCATCGCTCATGTGACGTAGCCTCTAAAAGAGTAGGTGGAATGGTGAATCTCGATTGTAGCATAATTGGTTACTTTTTAACTTTCTTCTTCTTTTTGGGCCGGCCCACTTTTGAGCCGTATGTTCCTGTACCTTTTGGCATTATTCTTCCTCTTCATCAAATTGTGGTCGCCAATGATGTTGGCAGTTATATCCACCTCTTACAATAAAAGGGTCACCAGATGCCTTACCTTTCCAGCTACCCGCCCAAGTCTCTTCAATTTGCTCTTCAGTAAATACTTGCCCAGCACGTTTCACACAGAACGGCCTAGAGTCTCTGACAGTACTTCCGTAATACTTCCACTTGGTAGCGCCAGACTGCTTGCCAATAGCTGTATTGATTGAGGCATCAAACTGCATAAGGCTATCTTGTGCCATCTGCGTTGCGTAACGTCTTAGGTTATTACCAACCCTATCTCTAGCGTATATCGTCTGTAATTGCCTTACAGCGTCTGCCTGCTGCGCTGCCGTACCGTTAGCAGCAACATCGACAAGGCGGCTGGCCTCTAAGCTGTCAGACTGAATGTAAACGCCATTGATGGTCTGTCGAAGGTTCTTAACTGTGTCGTTAAATGATCGACCTGTTAGGGTGCTTTGGTAGACCTCGTTAGCCATTACATCAAGGTACTCGTTAGCAATGGCTTCAAACCCTTGAAAGGATAGGCGCTGTAACTGGCTAATAATTGTTGTATCTAGCTTAGTAAAGTCTCCGTAGGTGGCGAGCATCTTGGCTGCGTCAGCGGAAACCTTGTTGTAGTCTCTTATTATGGAATCTACTTCAGAAAGATAATCAGCTTCTAATGCCGCCATTAATTGCGGCCTAGCGGATACAGCCCACTCCAAGTCAAACAGTTTCCCGTCTTTCGTTGGAGCAGTAGCCATAAGGCTTGCTACATCGTCTTCTAAGGTCTTTAAAGCGCCAGCCAATCGCTCTTGATGGCTATCGGCTAGACGCTCTAAGATTTCAGAATAATCGCTATCTGCTGCCATTAAAGATCTTTCTCTTCATCCTGCGCTACAAATTGGCCTAATACTTGAGTGCCAGATTCAATCTCAACGTGAGCTTTAGCAAGCTGCTCATCATCAAGTAGAAGGTCTGCAATCTTCTTGTCGATCTCCATAGCCATCGTTGCTGACTTAACGCCCGTAGAGCGCAACTGCTGTAAGAACATTAGCTCTTTATCGTAATCACGAAGGTCAAACGAATCAGGGTAGAAGATTTCAACGTCTGCGGTTATCTCTTGCCATTGGCAGAACAACAACCATAGCTGCTCTTCAGAAAGCTCAAGCAAATCAGCCTTCTCGGATAGTTTGGCATTCAACATCTGGAATTCAGTAGCCATTGCCACACCTGACATAGTAACTGCTTCAGTACCGCGAACAGCGCCCATGTGACTCATACGGTTAATAGCTTGAATCTTATCCTGAATAGATGCGCGTACAGCGTCAAGGTTCTGACCGCTCGGCTGTAGCTGATAAGGCTTTAAGCTCGAATCCATATCATCAGGCATATTGATAATAGCGCCAGCACCAGCACTAGCATCAGTCCCGAAAGACTTAACCAATGTGGGGTGGTTGGAGATACGAATCAATTGCTCGACTTCTGATAGCTCTTGATAGATAGCCCGCTGCATATAGCTGGCATCTGATATATCACTTAGCCCGATGCCTCTAGTGATACTGCGGTTAGCAGGAAGGAACACAGCAGGGATACGGCCAAGCACGTTATCATCGACCTCAACCTGCTTATCTAGGTCATTAACCGAATGCCATAGCTCTACACGATCCTTGTACCAGACCCTGTAATAAGTTTCTGTCGTTGTTTCGTCTACACGGATAACGCTTTCTCTAACCTTCAGGTAATCAAGCTCAAAGCGACCGCTGGGGGTGCGAGCGTAATTCCAATCAAGGACGTTTTCAGGAGTAAACATAGTCACATAAGGGCGAATCTCTTGCGCCAGTTCTTCTGCCTTTGTGCCAGCAGTAGATTTAGGCTTATCCATCATGACCCAAACATGACCATAGACGCTGGCCCATATCTGAGCCTCACGCATAAAGGCATTAAAGCTGCGGCCATCAAGGTCAGCATCGTTAAGGAACGGCTCTAGGGCTACGTTGCCTGCGGCTGAATTGAATGCTCTGGTGGGCGGTACGCGCCAAAGGAAACTGCTGTAGATGTGAACTATATTCTTAGCATGGTTATCCAGTGGGGTGAGGTCTAACCTACGGTCGTAGTCATCACTGGTTTCGGATATGTAGCGCGTCAGATATGCGCCATTAAAATAATCTTCTCCCCCTAAATAGCTACGAGCATAAAACTCCCAGCGGCTTTCGTATTTGTCGTAATCGGGGTGCGTTGTGTCTGCGTTCAATCTCATCAAGTCCACCTAGTGGGTTGTGGTGTGTCGTATTCTGTGCGAACAGGGAAAAGGTATTCTATCAAGTAACCAAGGGCATCATTCATATGGTCAAAGCCATCGTCCTTGTTAGGAACACTTGTGCCTTCTTTGTATGTCTGCCGCTCCAGAGACTTAATAGTCTGTTTACATTTGGGGCTGACAAACAAATGCCGCTCACCATCACCCGACAGTAAACGACTATTCACAGCGTTGATTCTATCCCTGACCAATGCATGTGAGTTTTTCGCCTTAACGCTAAATCCTGCGTTTTGTAAGATCGACAAATCTGTGCGACCACCAGCACTTGTTTTGCGCTGTCTTGATGCTGGGTCAGGGTAGATAATGATATTACGATTACCGTACCTATCTTTTATCTCCGCAACCATTTCATCGGTATTTGATCCGTACATGACAATCTCGTCTATAGCGTACAGCTTCCCGCCTTTTCGTATGCATATAACGGCTGACATGGGATCAAGGTTGAAGTCCATACCTATGTGGAGTGTACCATTATCATCCCCCATATCCAATACAGACTCTTCACGGTTAAACCCGTAGTAAATCAGCCCTTGATACGTTACGAATGCTGCTTCGTATTCCTGTTGAAAAGTTCTTTCATCTAGGTCAGCTCTGGCCGCTTCAATCTCTTCGGGAGGGACGTTACCGCCTTGCAGTGTTGTGTACTGGAAAGACTCCCAATCTTTCGCCCCATCCTTTGCTTTAGCCCATAGATCGTAAAAGTGATTACGGCCTTTAGGTGTACCAATAAAAAGCGCACCCCCTTGCCTGTCAGATAGTGACGGCCTGATAACTTCGTACCAAGCCTCTGGCCTCATATCTGCAAACTCGTCAAGGACAACAAAGTCCAAAGCTCGTCCGCGAAGGTTGTTTGGCTTCTCTGCGCCCTTTAAAGCGATTACAGAACCATTGATAAGGCGTAAGGTTAGGCTGGTTTCGTTTGTCTTAGCTATATACTCAGGCGGTATAGATGCAATCAACATATCCCACGCAATTTCTTTTGCAGCCGAATAGGTGGGAGCAACATACCAAACATTGCGGTTAGGCGATTTGATGGCCTGCTCTAATAGCTTTCCAGTAGACAGGAATGTCTTACCGAATCGTCTACCAGCCACAACAGAAACGAAACGGCTAGTCGATACGAATATCTCACTCTGCGGTAGGGTTAATTGCACGAGGGTCTATTGTGATCTGTATCGGTGGAATTTCTTTAATAGGCTCAATGTATTGCTCACCCCAGCTTTCTCGATCTCTTGTCTTAAGGTAGAAAATCATGCAAGTATTATCGCCCTCAATGGCTTTTTCAAACAAAGCGTTGGTCACTTGATTGATTCCTTGGCTCCTTCCTTCTTTTATAGCCTGCATGAACTGCGGATAATCGTTCTGTTTTTCATATACGGTACGCTCACCAATACCAAGGCAATCGGCTATCTGGGATACAGTTAAGCCCCTAGAAGCCATCTCACGCGCTTCTTCGCATATCTCTTCTGTGGGTATCCACGGTGGTCTGCCTGTCATACTTCAGTACCAAATACTTCATCAGCAGTAAGGGCAAAGCCCATATCTTCAAGAAAGCTATCTGCTGTAACAGCTTCTTGATTTTGAATCTCGGTATCAACGGAGATGCACCATTCGTTAATAGCATCTCTTACTTGATTTCTTTGGACGTCAATCTCCATTAGTGATTCCATAATAGCATCAAATCTATTAATGAGATCATCTAACTCAAATTGAAAGCATAATTCTAGTTTAATTGATATTTCTGAGCGTTCCATTTCTACCCCCAACGGTAGTTTATTAGGGGTATTGTGGACGTTTTAAACGGAAATGTAAACTAGTTAAGGTCTTGAGCTGCTACAGCGAGTAGCGAAGTTACTACGAAGATGATCATGTAGATAATCACGGTTGCCCCTTGGTGAATGAATGAGGGCGCATTATAAATACTATCGGTTATGATTTGAAATGATGCTTTAACATGCAATGTATATCATAAATGGTATGTTCACTGTAGTTACCATTTTCAACACTATTGGTCGCTGTAGTGACCATTTTACAAAATTTTTAGGGTAGTCCGTTTCAGCTCCCCAGTGGACTAGTCTGGGTCAAAAGGTACAAAGTGACCTTGGCCTAATCCGTTGCAGCACACCAGTGGATAAGGCTGGCAGGAGGAAGGCTTTCGCCCTTGGCTAATAGATAAATAATTCGTAGGCTATAAAGCCAAACAGAGCGATTATCATTACCCCCAAGTGTAATCTATAAACTACAACAGGCTTAGTTAAATACTCTTTCACCGATTCTATCTTTGCATTTTTCTGCGCGTTCAAAATGGATTTGTCAGCACTTTTATGCGCTTTGGCTATAAACTCTTTTACATTGTTCATTTTTTATCCTCTTTTTTACTTTGTTCATAGCGTTCGTTGGCATCTTGAACCATAAGCCACGCACCTCTAAACAGCGCAGCAACAAACAATCCGAATATCACAGATAATATCATTTCCATTACTCACCTCTCTCATAGCCAGCGAACGGCTCTGGCTGAATGTTGTTTACGCAATCATACGCCTCCTGAACTAGATCACTTAAAGTTGGCTCAAGGTGTAAATAGATAGCATTTTTAAGAAGGATTGAACACGCATCAGATTCAAGGTCATGGTATAGCTTATCCAAGAACGATTTCTGATCAATAATACAAGGAGGCAAGACATCATCAAGCCAGCTATCCATTTGCAACAAAAACGAATAACAAGCCGAATCCTTGTCGTAATCAGTTAGGTCAATTAAATCGCCATCCCAATTTTTATAAGATGATTGAATGTTGTTGATCAGCAGCTCAAGGTTTTGCTTAACAATTAGAATAGTCATTAGCACACCCCCATATTGATACAGTCGTTGTAGCCCATGGTTGAGACAGTGACATACATAACAAAGAGAACTAAGCCTAGAGCGACAAACTGGCGCTTTTGTGCGCGTTTCTTGCGGGCTATCTCATTTTTTACTTGGTCGATTTTGTACGGATAGTTAATCATGCTAACACCTCCACAGTGTTGTAGCCGTAGCCGTTGTTCTCAAGATGCTCTTCAAGAACACCTACCCCTGATGCTGTCATGTGGCTTTTAATGAACTGGCTTACAGTTTCATCAGACCCGATTTCTTTTAGGTACTCTTTGATCATATTAGCGTCAACCTCTACGGCATAGCTAACGCGAACTTTTTGCATTTTAGTTTCATACATTCTAGGTTGTGACATGTCATTCCCCTTATATATTTGTTTTTATTATATCAACAGCATCTGGAAGATGAGCATAGTAAAGCGCGTCACTTAAAACCCCTACGCCAGCAGATAATACATGAGACCTAATAAAGCACCGAATAGTCTCGTCACTATCAGCTAGACACCTTTCCTGCATTAATTGCTTGATTACTTTTGGGTCAACTTCAAGCGTACATTCGACTTTGATTTTCATATTATTCCCCTTGGTTTTTTTGATTGCCCCCCGTAGGGGGCGGTTTAATTAAATGTTTCTGTAGTGGCAAGTCATGCGCTCTATTGGCCAGTGGTGAACTATTTCTCCATTTTCGAGATACAAGTGGTATCGCTGGCTAGGTTCACAGCTTGTCCCTACGAAACGAGACTCGACTAGGGTGGCGCGTTTTTTGCCCCAGCTAACAACTGTCTGTTCCCGTGTAATGCCACATTGAGATACGGACAATATTGTGTCGCCTTTCTTAGCTGTAACGTTCGCTGCTGTTGTCATGGGGTAAACCTTGTTTCGTTGAATGAGGTGTAACTATGCGCCCTTTATTTCCTAAAGTAAACTTTTTTGATTACAATAATAATGATTTGCATATACCATTATGGAATAAAGAATTTGTTCTTATAACTTTACATCTCACCTATGCGCCATTCCTGATCCTTAATCTGCTCCTTTAAGTCTCTGGCAAACTGGATCACTTCCTCTCGGTCGAACTTAGGCGAAGCTCTCCAAGCCAGCCGCTCCATCGCCCTAATGCGATTCTCACCGTATGTATCAACCATCCATTGCCTATAGCGCAAGACGTAGTGAGCCTGTTTCATGCCCCAAAGATTACAGGCTGGGCATTGAACGTGTATATTCTCTTCAAATAGCTTAAAGACCGTTCTACCCCTAGGCATAAAGTGACCACCTTGCATGTTCTTATAGTGGTCTATTTTGCCGCAGGTAACGCACTGGCAGTATCCGTTGTCATCGCTTGCCTTCAATCTTACAAGTCGCTGTAAGAGCTTTGCAGCCTTCTCTACCTCCTGCGCGATGGTAGACTTCTTACGCTTGGCCATATTCTTCTTTCTCCAGCGTTTCAATCAGCTTATCTAGGTACCAGCGGCATTTCTGCAGATCCTGTGTCGGGTTTTCCTTCGCCTCATACCTCCATAGGTATTTCTGGCAGTTGCCTTTTAGGTAACCGTGAAACGCATAGGAAGCCATAGATTCTTCAATTGCATCAATGCACTCAATGCCACCGCTTGCATAATGATCTGGGCTATTTACTGCATCTGGCTCATCAACGTCAAAATCTACACCATCATCTCTAAAATCAATTGGTGGGTGTTCCTGCTTAAGTCTTTCCCAATGATGTTTTTCAGCTTTATTTATCAATGTATTTCCTCCAGCGGGACCGTAAGTTCTTCAGGGCTGTCAAGGTTGCAGCGAGGACACATACCATAAGCACAATCATCAGAACCAAGCCAGTATTCAAGAGGTAGGCCGCATTCACAGTGCATCTTTTTAACTTTGATGCCGTACATAGGAAAATCAATTACCTTACTCATTTAAGCCCCCAAATTTCTCTCTTAGATAGTTGATTGATACTGGCAATTCATCACAGCCACCACCAGCAACCTCGTTTAGCATCCAAATGCCGCGCCAAGAACCATTGGTCTGAGCGGTTAAGTAGGACTCATCATGCTGGTAAAATATGCCAGAAAACAAACCCAGTATATTCGTGCCATCTGCCCTGCGCCCGTAGGCTATATCTCTATCTTGTACATGACCCATAATGCAGGACATCATCTTTTTACTTAGCATGTTCCTTGCGCTAGAGACTGGGCGACCCATCACCCCAGAAGTAAAGTAATGGGAATAGGCAAGGCCATCAATAACGGCAACCTCTAAAAAGTCGTAAACCTCCCAGCCCATCTCTTCAAGATTAAAGTCTTTAAACCCTATCAAGCCATCTAGCATTGGGTCATCTTCAATGGCTCTGATTATTCTATTCTCATGGTTGCCGAGAGTAAAAACCAGTCGCGGATTCCATTGCTTGTCTTTGTTCCGAATCAATCTTTTTTGTTCATCGCGGATAGGCTTTAAGAAGGCTTCCATGCCTGCAATGCCAGCTTTAATGTCTTTGGTATACCGTCTACCTTCAAAACTTTTCTTGCCCTTGTCGTAGGAGCTTAGGCTCTCCATATCCCAATGGTCGCCAATGTGAACAATAACGTCTGGTCGCATCTTCACTGCATACTGTCCCGCCCAGCTCAAATGCTCAATGGGCGTATTAGGCTTAACTTGTGTGTCAGGTATAATTAAATGCTTCATTGCTAGTTCTCTTGCTGATTTTGCAAGGCTGCGTATTCGCTCTCGTGCGGTACGCTCAACATTACTCCTTGCTTGGTAGCCCAATGATACACTTGATCTAAATAGTAAGCCATTTCGCCTTTTTTTAGGTCTTTGGTTGATTTGATCTGATCCTCGATTATCTCTTTGCCAATGTTGACAGTGTAGACTCCGATAAACCTTCGCTTCAGCCAGAGCTTCCAAACCTCTTCGGGCTTGTCATGCTTAATCACATGCCCTTTCTTTGCCATCTCTTCTGCAATCTGCCTGTACCAGATATGGGCCATGGCGTTCTGGCTTAATGATCTGGGGTTCTGGTAGGCTTCAAACTTAATAGCCAGCGGATTAGCATAATCCCAGTTTTCCAATCGGCTCAACAAGAAAGGTAGTCGTTTTTCTACTTCATCTTTGCTGTTGATTTTTACAAAGTCGCCCTGACTCATAGAAGCACCCTCAACCATTTATCTGATAATCTCATGCTGGAGGTTTCCAGCTTGTCAGAGCCTCTAACCCTCATCATGTAATCGGATGGTTTCTTCTGGGCATCACCAACCCTGTACAGGTCGCGATCAGTAAAGAACGGCTTACCGTATAACCTGCCCTTAATTGTTGCTTTACTTACGCTTATAGCCTCCTGAAGTTGCTTATAGGTATAGTAATTACCATATTCAAGTTTGGTATTATGACAACCGCAAACTGGGTTTATGCAGTTGTGACATTCAGGATGCTTTTTATATTGGATGAATCTTGGCTTATTAGCTGCTGGCATGTTTTAACTCTCCATCGTAATAGTACCCGCGCTGTGCAAGATAATATTCTTTCATTTCCTTCTGCTGCTCTGGCTCTAGCCAGCTAATATCTGTAAGGCTTTCATCTAGCGTTCTGGCCCGTAAACTATCTGCCTTCTTGTAGCTCTTAGCTATCGGTGAAGTGCCACCCTGATTCTGCGACCTAGCAAGCCAGCTATTAACAAAGCGTTTAATGCCTGTCTTTGTCTTACGCTTGGTTGGGTTAGCGTCTAACCATGATTCCATAGCTCTCAGCTCTTGGTGTACGTCCACTGCTGGATAAGTCCTACCCCATGCAATAACGTCAGACTGTTCAGGCTCCCAGTTTTCCTTTGTATTTAAAAGCATTTTATTCCCCGAATGTTAGTTGATACAGATGCGTCTCAATATTGTTAAACAATGAGTCCATCTTTTCCAGTTGGTTGTATTTCTTCTTACCACCGTCTTCACGCTCAATCAAGCCATCAGAATTCTCGCCCTTTCTCTTTATCTGGCAGGTAGACCAATAGTCAGATTTTCTACACCATCCCATAAACTGTACTTTAGATGCAAGCTCCTCACCTTTTGGAATCAAGACGCTGGCAAAGACGTAATAATGGCAAGGGTAATCTTTTTGGTAAAGGTTGACGTGAGTGTCATAATCAGGACGGCAATCAACGGATCTTTGTTTAGCTTTTAAATCAATAGTTGCTTTGCCAATCTTAAAATCAAAATGGTAGCTGGTTGACGCTGTGTAATCATGTTCAAGACGCTTTATGTCAAGAATGTCTTTAAATACTAACTCAGCCAGATTGCCAGCATATTGTCCCGAACCCTTTTCAAGCATTGTCTTACCGTTAAACGCTTTGTTGGTAGCCATTTGTTTGGCTTCTTGATGGTTCTTCACGCTAGGAATGATAATCATAGGTCATCGTACCCAGACAACAGCGAATGTATTTTGTGCATAGACTCAAAATCAATATCGCAATAGTTTCCCATTACTGAAACCTTAATACCTTCTTCTTCAAAGATTTCACAATCAGGATCAAACCACATTAAGCCCTCATCACCATCAGTGTAAAAAGCACCTACGCCTTCACCGCAGATATAAGTAAAGTAATCAGGCTCCATTGATGTAATCCAACTTAAAACTTCTTCTTCAGACATTTCTAAAAACTTACATGCTTTTTCAATGTGCATATCCATTTTGTCTCTCCTAAGGACTCGGCAAGCCTCGCCAAGTATTTAATTAAAGGTTATTTTTAATTGCCTTATTTGCTTTAGGCAATCTAATTGTTAACCAGTTGTTTCATAAGATGTACATGTTTTATTAATGTGTACAAAAAATGTAATTATTTAAAGACGTTATAACCCTTTCTACTTAGCAAAGTAGAATTTTAAATCTGAGGGCTATGCGACTCAGTGACTAAAGTTTGTTCGTATTTAGAATCGGTTGCCTATCCTTGGCCTTCGTTATTCCCTGATCGGCAGTCAAACCAATCAGGGGGTGCTATTAGAGGGGTCACTCTCGATAATGGGTTATTAATTCCCAATCCACACACCCGAACAGTTTTAAGTTTAAATTATTTCCTAGCTAAACTACACCTAAAAGATGATCCTACTTAGAACCAAAAGTTATAAAATCATCAATGCTTATACCCAAATGAAAGGTCAATAACTGAATCGTATGTAGCTTGATGTTTTTGCTGGAGCGCCACCTTAGTAGTTGCTGGGGCGAAGTTCCGCTCCTTTTAGCCAGCTCACGGCTAGTAATACCTTTTTCCTTTTGTGCTGCTTTAAGGCACTTGCCCGCGTCTATTAATTCCATCGTTTCAAATCCTGTGATATATTAATTGAGCTGGTTCCCCCGACTAGCAAACCTCCTATGGTTTCCCCCTCGCAAGAGGGGGTTTTTAGTTTAGAACGGTACGTCATCATCCAACTCTTCAATGCTCAGACCACCTTGATTTACTGGGGCGCTTTCAACTTGCTTTGCTCCATCAGTAAAAAAGACCTTCACATTACCAAGAATAGGCGTTTGTACCTGCGCGTCTCGCTCTTCCTTAGTAGTAGACTGGCTGATAAAGCCGTTATTTTCGTACTGGTCTTGCTGCTCGGTATCAATAAACGTGGTCAGATCAAGATAAGTACCCTTTGCCCCTTTGTAAAGACGCGCCTTGTCAATTTTAGTAACGTCAATTCTTACAGATAATCCTACTTTCATTTTAACTTCTCCACTTGGTTTAGTATTACTTCAACGGCCTTGGTCACTTCCTCGGCCAGCTTTGCGATATAGTCTTCATCGCGTTCAACCCGCACAAGCACATGCGGCATTTCTGGATGATAGGCGAAAAAGTCCCACCATTCTCTTTGGCTGATCCACATACAACCCTGAATCTGTTGCCAGTATTTCTTTACGCCTACTTGGTTGTCTCTCAAATAACTGACCATCGTCTGAGGCGCTGGGCATTTGATTTCTAAACCGCCTTGATCTGCAATTAATCCATCAGGCGAACACCCATACTCAAAGCCAGTATCTAAAATAAACCCAGTTTCAATAACATCATTGCCAGAAATAAACTCGTAGGCTTCACGGGCTTCTGGTTCCAACTCAGTTCCACGCGCCATCCACTCAGTAACGTAGAACGGCTCAGATTGCCCTGTAAGGCGTTCGGCTATCAATTGATTGATGTACCCATCAGCAGAGCTAGAAGGCTTCCCAGTGGCTGTAATTAGCTTAGAAAACATGCTTGCAGAAGGCTTACCCAATCTAGCGGCAAGCCATTCTGGTGAACCCTGCTCATGGTCTAAGATGATCACTTCTTAGCCTCTAGTGCGGCAACAGCGCGATCAAAGTGCATAGCTAGAATCTGATCAACAGAACGAACCTTCAGCCACTTGCAGAATTTCTCGCTGTCAGCACCAGTCTCATCAAGTAATTTCTTGATGGCGATGATCTGGTCGTCAGATACAATTTTCTTGTCATCACCGCGAAGCATTGCAGATTCCGCATCGTCGTCAGCAGTTGGAATGCCTGCAATAGACTGTAAAGCGTACCGTCTTGCGTACGTTATGGCTGACCCTGATGCCTGTGGGTCTTTCTTAACAGTCGGCAGGGTGTAATCCATTTCTAGCCACTGGCCTGAGTTGTGCATTAGGCGAGTAACTACGCCAATACGATCTTCAAAGGTAACGGGAAACTGTGTGTAGCTTAAACCGTTATCAGAAAAGGGCTGCTTGATTGCCTTAATAACAGACGTTAGATCGGCATAGCTGGACTTAAAGAACGGGTTAGATGAATCCTTAACTGCCCCCCCCATCTCAGCCTGAGCCTTGCATAGAGCTGCTGCCAGCTCGTTAATTAATTCGCTTGATTTCATTGTTGACCCCCTATGGTCTGTTCTGTAGCGTACTGCTTACCATAACCAGCATAGTAAGCGTCTGATTGCCCGTTTAGGGCTGGATAACCTGTTACGCAGTCATACTCACCGCGCTCTAGGTCGTTTAACTCATTGATTCCCATATTGCCTCCTACAGCATTTGCCCCCGAAGGGGCGGTTAATTAAACAGCGTCTGGATACCTGCGCTTCATTTCCGCTTCCATTTCTGCTAACTCTTTTTTTACGAACTCCTGCACTTCTGAAGGGTATCTTACGCCTCGCTCTATTGCCCACAAAATACCATCATGGTTTTCTATTGTGCGGATAATGGTGCTATCGGATGACTGGTTGAAATTTAACATTTTGTTGCCCTTGTTTTGTTAATTGAGGTGATATCTTGCCTGATGTTTACCCTAATGTAAACCTTTTAGTTTACTTTATTTAGCAAAAGGCAAAAAAAAGCCCTGCAATAAATTAATAAGCAGGGCTAAAAGGGAATAACAAGAGACAAGTAAAAAAGTTTACGCCACATGGCGCACCAAAAGTATAACTAATTTATCTGGCCATTAATAGCTCCAAATGGCTGGATTAGGAAAGCCATCTTCATCAGTGCAGGCATCTAGGTGAATGAATCTACCGCCACCCTTCTGCTGTATGCCTATTCTTTGGATACCATGCTTTTGGGCCACTCTAATGATCTCTAAGGCGTTTTCTCCATTAGCCAACACATCTACCGCCTTTCCAGTTGTATGCGCTCCTAGATGCTCTTTACGGGCTTCTATGGGGTGTTGGGGGCATCGGTAAGCAGATGATAGAGCAAAGCTAAATCCGCACTCTTCTCGGATGGCATTCAGGGTAGCAAGAAACCCTAGGTCGAATTCTGTGGTATTGCAGCCGCACTTACAGGTCAGCTCTTTGGCCTTAAAGAAGCCGCTTTCTTTTTTAGGTGATTTAGCCATGTTATTTACCTTCTACTTGTTTGGTTTTCTCGAAGCTGCGAAGCCCGCCCAGACCCAATAGGCCCATCAGAATAGGCATCATAGTGCCAGTATCAGCTTGCGGGATATCTACACCAAAGCCAGCGGCCAAGGGTGAGATTAGGAAGTTGACTGCAAAGCCAAGGACGCAGACCCAGCCTGTAGCAGGTCGCCAGTTTCGCTGAAATGCGCTGCCTTTTGCTTCTTCGGTGTTAAGTTTGATTTGAGCAAGAGATAACTCCTGCGCGTGTTTCTCTGACATTGTTGCAATTTCGTGCGCGATCTTCTGCTTGGTGTCTGCATCTGGTATCCACTTATCAAGAAGACCTGTTACTGGGCCTATTAACTGGTTTAGTAAGCTCATTAGACAAACTTCTCTACTAGGAATAACCCAATTATCAGCGGGTACATGCCCCACAGCATCATCTCACTTTTCTTAAACCTTGCAGAGCCTTCATCAAGTCGCTTTTCTATGCTCTGGAACTTCTCATCTATCGAGATCATACGCACCGCGCACTCTCTTTCGTGAGCTTCAAGTTTTAAAAGTGCTTCAGATACCGTTGCCATTCGACATTCCAATAAGTAATTTGATAATAATGTACAAAGTGTACACTAATACAGCTAAAGCTCCGAGCTGGACGGTAGTCCAAAACACTGCTTTTCTTTTTCTTTCTTGCGCGTAAATAGTTTTTTCACGCTGGTCTTTGATCTTTCGCCTTAAAGCAACAAGCTCTGTATATCCTGTCGGGCCATAGGTGTACATCAACAGCTCGCGCAACTCTTTTTCTTGCTGCTTAATCTTCTTTTCTTTAGCGTATATCTCCATAGCTTCTTGCTCTACGGATTGCCTAGCTACCAACCGTTTAAACAATGGCGGGTTTTCTGCCTGTTTCTTGGCTTCGTTAAAGTCACTGCAAGCGCCATACCATGCACCAATCTGCCCAAGTGTATCTTCTACATCTCGGCCAGCAGCAACCATTGCTTTTACGGTGTTAAATGCTTTTGTAGCAACTGCTATAGCGGTTAGCGGGTCAATCATGGATAAGCACCTTACTCGGGTCTACATATTTGGGAACGCAATACGCCATTACTGGAGTACTGTATCTTTTTCTTGTCCCCTGAATGGTTAGCTCTTCAGCAAACCACCTACACCGATTAAGATCATGCCAATGACTGGTGGCCTTTACATCAACCGTTCCATTAACCAAAACGATCAAAGCAAAGACCAGTTTCATTTACTCAGCTTCTTGCTCAAGGTCAGCAACTAACATGCTAATAAAAGCATCTTTGCCAACCGATAGCTGATCAAGATTAAACTGCGTAGACTTAATCTTTCTGTCTAAGTCATTACAGTGATTAACCATTGCCTGCTGTTGCTCGGTCATATCTTCATAGGTGTATTCAACGTCATTGATCGTAATGGGAGTTGTTTTTTTCTCGCCCATGTTTGTATCCTCGTTTTAAGTTAGTTAGCTTGCGGTGTAACCGTTGCCTGCAACAATTGCTGCATCACATGCGGTCATGTCTTCACTGCCCCAATCGTCCTTGGCAACCATTAACTCTAGGTGCTGAGTGTTTCTATCTACACAGCCTTGGCGTTCTTCGGCAGACTCATCAGCCATAGAGTTTCCTGCGATGATGTCTGTGATTACTGCTACGCTGTCACCCATTGCTGAGTAGTCTTGTGCGAGTTGTTCTGCTGTACGATCTTCCATTGTCTTTATCCTTCTAGGGTTGTGATGCGGTCTGTTAATAATGTGATTAGTGCGCTTTGTTCTTGAACTGCTTTAACCAGCGGCATAACAAACATCTCGTATGAGATGCCTTGCATATTATCAATACCATCATCAATCTGATTATGTCCTGCAAAGTCTGTTATATTATGCGCGGCCATTGCTGCCTTAACTTCTTGGGCAATAAACCCATACATCTTCTTTGCATACAGTGGCTCTGTTTTAGAGGCATCATAATCTGCCATGCTAGGGTCTACTTCGGAAGGTGCTTTGAACTTGTAAGTTACAGTTCTCAAGTCATTAATAAAGTCTAAGCCACAATCTGTGTTAGTTGAGATGTCTTTTTTAATTCTTTCGTCCGACACTCTTGTCCAAGTAGCATTAGAAATGAACTGGTTATAAACCCTATGAGAAGCGGAATCCACGCCAAAAGTAAAGTTGTAATTACCAATAGACGTTACGTTTCTGCCTAATGTAATACTATAAGAGCTACCAGTATCCGCGCCATACCCAACGCAGGTGTTACCTATGCCACTAGTAATGGTGTCCCCAGCAAGCACACCGATGAGGGTGTTTTGAGTCCCCGTGGTTACTGCTAAACCTGCACTAGAACCCACAGCAGTGTTTGTGCCGCCTGTTGTGGCCGCCGTTAAAGCATTTCTACCCACTGCTGTGTTGTCAGAGGCTGTGGTGTTTGCGTATAAAGCATCTTTACCCATAGCAACATTGCTAGCACCTGTGGTGTTAAAGCGCATTGCAGTTTGACCAACAGCAGTATTATTACTTGCAGTTGTGTTAGCAAGTAAAGCGCCTTCGCCCACAGTTGTGTTATACGAGCCTGTAGTATTCTGTCTAAGTGAGTTCATGCCCACCGCTACGTTTGCTACGCCTGTGGTGTTTGTGCTTAAAGCAGCTACGCCTACAGCTACACTTCCTGCGCCTGTGGTGTTTGCGCCTAAAGATGCATAGCCTACCGCAGTGTTGTAGCTTGCGGTTGTGTTGGCGTCTAGTGCAGATTTACCTACCGCTGTGTTTGCTGTTCCAGTGGTGTTTATCTGCAAAGCCCCACGCCCAATAGCAGTGTTGTCACTTGCTGTTGTATTTGCTGATAAAGCATGGTAACCCAAAGATACGTTGTCGTGGCCTGTAGTAATTGCGTCGCCCGAAAGGCCACCAATGAGAGTGTTTTGAGTGCCTGTGGTTACTGCGGCTCCTGCATGATAACCAAGAGCTGTATTGTAAGCATCTGTACTTGAAGTAAAGTTTTGAGAGCCTAAAGCGAAATATCCCATAGCAGTGTTATACTGACCTAACGTGTCTTGGGTAAGTGCTTGAAACCCTACGGCTGTGTTGCGGTCAGAATCTGTTAATCTATCCCCTGCAAGACCACCGATAAGGGTATTTTGAACGCCTGTGGTTACTGCGTATCCTGCATCATTACCTACTGCTACGTTATAACTATTCGTGCTTGACGTGTTGTTTGCACTCAATAAAGCCCGATAGCCTATTGCAGTATTGTAATTACTTTCAGTATCCGTACTTAGAGCTTGATAGCCCACAGCCGTGTTGAAATGTGCGTCAACAAGCGCCTCGCCTGCAAAAGCACCCACTGCTACGTTTGATGTGCCTGTGGTATTTCCCCCAAGGGCTTGGCGACCTATTGCAACATTATAGTCTGCGGTAGTATTAGCAGTTAAGGCGTTATACCCCATAGCTACATTGTTATCGCCAGTGGTGTTAGCGTCTAGCGAGAGTGTACCGACAGCCGTGTTTTGCCCGCCAGTAGTGTTGCTATACATAGACTGGAAACCAATGCTCACATTGTTATTAGCAGTGGTGTTTTTCCCTAAAGCGTGTACACCAAGAGCCACATTTTGACCACCAGTTGTAATCTCATCACCTGCAAGGCCACCGATGAGGGTGTTTGCTACGCCTGTGGTTACTGCGTATCCTGCAAAATGTCCGACTGCTGTATTGAAAGCATTTGTAGCACTGCTGTAGTTTTGAGTGCGTAATGCTGAAGGGCCTACCGCAACAGAGGCAGAGCCTAATATATTAGTACCTAAAGAATCATACCCAATTGCAACATTTTCACCGGCTGTTGTTGTAGCGTCACCTGCTAAAGTTCCTACAAATACATTCTTATCACCCGTAGTAATCGCAGTACCTGCTTCATCACCCACGACAGTATTATAATTACCACCGCTGACAATGGAGTTACCTGCGTTGACACCTAGCGTGAGGTTACTTGTACCTGCGGATATAGTTGCTAAAGCAGAGCTAGGGTCTGTATAAAACCTGAGAGCACCGCCTGATACAAAACCTAAAGTGTTTGTGCCGCCCCTCGCAATACCTGTGTCTGTGTCAGAAGCAAAAGCAATAGCAGGTGCGGCATATGAACCGTTTGCAATGGTTATTACACCACCAACCGCTAGAGTACTTGTAAAGCTAGTGCCACCTAAACTGTTGGAGTTGCTTGTAGAAGTTATAGCCGCTGAGGATGAAAGACCTACAGTGCTAATAGCAGCAGTAAAAGTAGTGCCGCCTAAACTGTTTGAGTTGCTTGTCCCTACGATAGACGCAGAAGAAGACAATCCGTCAACTACAGCTCTGCCAGTAACGTCTACGCCTGTGGCGTCTATGCGCATGCGTTCTGTAGCGCCAGTAAAAAAATTCAACAGGCTAGAACTATTGTTACCAGAGATACGCTCACCACCGTCACCAAACAATAC